ACCGTTTCAGATAATTTCGGAGAAACTATTGACAATTTTGAGATTTCTATAGATAATAATATGGAAATAACGATTGAACCAATCGGCCCTGAGTCAACAGAGACAACCGTTGAAGTAGAAACGACGGTGGCTGAAGTCGAGAATCAGATCGAAGCAGAAGTCGAGGTAAGCAATGATACCGGAGATACCGAACCAACTGATACTGCCTCTGCAGATGCCGAAGAACCACAAGAGGAAAGTGGAACCAACGAGCAAAAGCCAGAGCCCAAAGCAGCATCAAAACCAAAAGCAAAGTCTAAAGTACGAAAGGCAGAATCAAAAGAGCAGAGGAAGAAAAATATCGCTACTCGTGTAGTGACTAAGATCATATCGAAGCTCGGTACTGATGCAGCCTCACAGGCAACACAACTTGCATTGATGAATGCAATCGGCGCTAATTTATCAGCAGCCGCCCCTAATCTTCAGGATGCATCAGCATGGTATGCATCTTCACAGTTACCAGATAATGTAATAAGTGACCCATCTGCTGTTCTATTCAGTTCAGCACAGGATAGTATTATGAACAGTTTAGTAAACAACCAGTATAAGTAGAACAATGGACTTATTAATAGCACACTGGCATCAAATACTTTTTGTAATGGGGATAATTGTAGTGGCAGTTCGTTTAGAGTCTGAAGTTAAGAACTTGAGAAAAGATGTAGATCAAATTCAAAAAAGAGATACATACGTTGAAACAGTAAAGTTAAGGGCAGAAATGGATGTACAGAATAAACAAGTATCTGCTCTTTGGGATTTTTGTAACAAGCTAAGAGAAAAGTTTAACGGACACTCATGACTACTTTAGGTATATTTTGGGTCTTATCTATCATTGTATCATATGGTGTAGGTATGTACTTAGGAATGTACTTGTCTAAACCAAAGGTGAAGAAAAAGAATCAAAGAAGAAAAAGAAGGAGACGTTAATAATGTCTGAAGACGACGGCAAAACAGAAGTTGAGTTTGCCGGGGTCAAGTTTCGAGGTGGGAAGATATTCGTTATTATTACAGCATTGAGTACCCTCGGCGGTGGTCTTTATGCAGGCTTCGAGTTCTGGAAAGACTACATGGACATGAAAGAAAAGATAGAGACTTATGTAGCACCAGACCTGTCAGAGTTCGATAAGAAGCTAGCGGTGCTGAAAGAAGAGATGACATCTCTCAAGAAAGAGTTAGTTGTATTTGAAAAACTAGAAGCTAACATCCAAACAATGGCTGAATCTGCTCGTGATGAAGCAAGAGAGATCAAGCGTGATCTAAAGAGAGAGATGGATCATATTGAAAAGACGACCGATGATACTGAGCGTCGAGTTAAGGAAGATAGTCGAGAGTTCGGTAACGCCATACGTGCTCTTGAGAAGGAAACGGATACACGATTAAAAACTATGGAAAGAGATCTCGACTTGAAGATCAAGAAGGCTCTGAATAATCCACTCAGTGCAATTAGTAAATAGGAAATAGGTTGACATTTTTAAGGATTTAATATAGTATAGAAAAATGGAACAGGCACTAGCAACACTACTACTTAGCGCATTGTTAATTGGCGGCAATACACCACCAAGCGCATCACACCATCAAATAACTTGTTTGGCAATGAACATATATCATGAATCTAGAGGTCAATCTATTGCTGGGCATATCGCCGTGGGTCAAGTAACAATCAATAGAGTAAAAGATGATAGATTTCCAAATACAGTCTGCGAGGTTGTAATGCAGGGACCACACCGTGCATCCTGGAAGGGAACTGGTGAAATGATTCCAATTCGGAATAGGTGTCATTTTTCATGGTACTGTGATGGCAAGTCAGATAAAATTGTAGATGAGGAAGCATATCGTAACATTTACAACCTGTCTCGTATGCTCATGAATCAGAAGATGATTGACATCACATCTGGTGCTACTCACTATCATGCCTACTACGTAGCACCAGCATGGGCAAAAACCAAAAAACGAACCACTAAAATTGAAGATCACATATTTTATAAATGGGAAAAATAAATGTCTTTGAATACAAGTACCTTTTCTATGCGAATAGAAGAACTCGTTTGTGAGTTAAATATACCATATATGGATGCAATAGTTCATTATTGTGAAAATAACGAAATAGAGATTGAAACGGCTGCAAAGCTTTTAAACAGTAAAATAAAACAATCCATCGCCTCAGAGGCAAGTGACCTTAATATGATGAAAGAAAAAATTAACAAACTGCCGGTATGATTGACGAACTGTATCAAGAAGTCATATTGGACCACTCTAAGAGTCCACGCAACTTCGGTGTGCTAGATCAATACACTTGCACCGCTGAAGGAAACAATCCCATGTGTGGCGATCAGCTTACGGTATATGTTGATATCAAGGATGATATCGTATCGGATGTAAGTTTTCGTGCTCGGGGTTGTGCTATCAGTATAGCGAGTGCATCGATTATGTCAAGTATGATCAAGGGCCGGACAATTGAAGAGTTACATAAACTTTTTGATAAGTTCCATAAGTTATGTATGGGTGAAGAAATGGAAGACGATGATGACATCGAAAGACTTCGAGTGCTATCAGGTGTCAGCAAGTTTCCTACTCGAGTAAAATGCGCCACAATGAGTTGGCATGCAGTGAGGGAAGCAGTTGATAACACTGAATAAAAGAGAACTGCGTCTCCTGAAAGAATATATGGGGCATCATGGATGGAACGATCTGCTCGTATCACATCCTAATACGGATACCTTATACAATTCAAATGCGGATGCTGTTAAACGATATGGGGGATTACGTCCTAAATTTAAAATGACATCTGGTGAGATAGACAACTTTCGTAAGAAGATAGGTATATAATGTACGACGTAGCAGAAGGTTTTGATGCGTACAAAACATACTTGGCACTTAAGCGGCACTTTACTAGTGATTATGACTATTTTAAATATAACGGCAAGGTGCGTGCCGGAGTCGAGTCATTCCTCAAAAGGAATGATAAGTTCTTTTTCCGAAAATTAGCGAAGAAATATGATGACAAAGAGCTAGTTGATTTCTTTGTGAGCAACTTTATTGTAAGCGATAACTGGATTGGTAATCTCATATCACAGGAGAGTGAGGATAATTATGTTCGATTTAAGAAGCGTCGTGAATCTCTTAGCTATCATTTTGATAACGAGTTACATTGGCTTGTTGATTACTGCAGGAGTCGGGATCTGGAGCTTAATAAATTATTATTGGTAGAGGATAACAATCATCCTCTGCTATTAAAACTTTTGCTACAAAAGAAGATCAGTATTGAGACCATCATAATTATGGACAGTGTATTGAAGTTTTTAAAACACTGGGATAACAATTTAGACGACATAGTATGGGAGGAAAAGAAAAGACTTATCGTCAAATACAATAAGTTTTTAACTTACGATCCGTTTGTATATCGTAAAAAACTCAAGGAGATTATAAATGAATCTTGAAGTGGAAAGATACAAAGGTGAACTGGATAAGCTACGGGAGCGTGTAAGGGAACTCGAAAATGAAGTTAGCTATATGCAAAATGAGCTACGAACTGTTGTACCGAACTGGGAAGAAAAAACTGTAGAACAAGACAGATTTTTTTAAGAAATTTATTTACAGTGGGCATAATATATGATATAAATAACTTATTATATTATGACTATGTGGACAAGTAAACATACAATTTATACAAGGATACAAAAAATATGAGTACATCTTTTGCAGAACTTAAACGATCCCGTAAGTCAGTTTACGACAAGATCGTTTCCGAAACCAACAAATTAAATTCCGGAGGACAACAGGGTGCCGATACTCGGTTCTGGCAACCTGAAGTCGACAAGGCTGGAAACGGCTATGCCGTTATTCGGTTCCTGCCAGCACCAAAGGGTGAAGATCTTCCCTGGGTTCGTTTGTTCTCTCACGGTTTCCAAGGACCAGGTGGCTGGTATATCGAGAACTCTCTGACGACCCTTAATGAAAAAGATCCTGTTGGCGAGTACAACTCGATGCTCTGGAACCGCGGTGATGAAGCCGGTAAGGAACAGGCACGCAAGCAGAAGCGTCGTCTGAACTACATCTCAAACATCTATGTTGTAAAGGATCCCTCTCGTCCAGAAAATGATGGCAAGGTCTTCTTGTACAAGTACGGCAAGCGGATCTTTGATAAGATCAATGACCAGATGCATCCTGAGTTTGAGGATGAGTCTCCAGTAAATCCATTTGATTTCTGGGAGGGTGCAAACTTCAAGATGAAGATTCGGAATGTTGAGGGTTATCGAAACTATGATCGTTCTGAGTTTGACAGCCCGTCTTCTATGCTTGATGATGATGATGAGCTCGAACGGGTATGGGGTACACAATACTCTCTGCAGGAGTTTGTTGATCGGAAGAACTTCAAGAGTTTTGCAGAGCTTCAGACTAAACTCAATCGAGTTCTTGGAGCCACTGCGGTGTCGTCTACGGCTGAAGAGGTCGAGGAAGATACATTCAGTGAACCTCGCGAGACTGCCGCCCCCAAGGTTGAAGAGTCAGACACACCTTGG